GAAAAAACATTAACTATAAAATTAATTAATTTTTCAAAAACAAAAATTATTCCTGCAATAACAGTTCCTATCGCTTGAAAAACATCTCCAACTACTTTTCCAAAATTTACAATTGCTTTTCCACCTGGGCCATTTAACCAATCAACAAATGTAATTAAAGCATCTAAAACTTTGTTTAAAACAGGTCCAGCTAAATCAAAAAATTTTAAACTTAATTCTGAAATTTTATTTTGTAGTAATTTTATAGTACCTTGTGTAGTGTTAGTTTGAGTATTATACATATCTTGTGCTACAGTTGTTCCAGTTATTGCTTTTGTTAAATTTTCATATTCATCATAACCTTGAATTAATTGTAACATTAAAGGACCTGAACGAACTCCAAAAACTTCAACTGCCTCTGCCGCAGTTAATTGTGTATTCGTAAATTGTTTAACAATTTGATCAAAAGCAAGCATTTTACCAGTTGAATCTGTAGTAGTTATATTATATTTTGCCAAAATTTCTTGAGCTGAAGAAGTTGGATTTAATAATTGAACCATAGCCATTCTTAAAGAAGTTCCTGCCATAGAAGCATCAATACCCTTGTTATATAAAATTCCTAACATTGCTGAAGTTTGTTCAACAGAAAGTCCAAATTGAGATGCTATAGGACCTGCATAAGAAAAAGAAGTTGATAATTTATCTATATCTGCTTGTGATTTTGCTATTGTAGCAGCAAATACATTTGCTATTCTATCTGCATCTTTTGCTTGAAGCCCAAATTGATTTACAACTCCAACAACTGTTTCTGTTGTAAATGCTAAATCTGCTTGCGTTGCTCCTGCTAACATTAGTGTTCCATTTAAAGCTTCTGTAGTTTGTTGTGCATTCCAACCCGCAGAAGCAAGATAATACATAGCGTCTGCAACTTGTTTTGCTGAAAATGTAGTAGTTTCACCCCATTGTCTTGCAATACCAGATAATTGATTAAACTCTTCTTGAGAGCCTCCTAATACAGAAACTACATTTGCCATAGATTGTTCAAAAGCAATTCCAACATCAGTAGCTTTTTTAGCAAGTGTGACAGCTCCTGCTGTCAAGGCTGCAAAACTAATACCACCAATAATCTTACCCAATCCACCCAATTTATTTTGTGCTTTTGTTACACCCTGTTCTAATCCTGCAGTATTAGCGGTCATTTTTACTACAAGTTCACCAATATTCATTTTTTACTCCTTACTTTTTTCCACACTTTATCTAAAAATTCATTATTTCTCTTTTCTCTTGCATAATTAGGGTCAGTATCAATTCTCCAATTTTCAAATATAATATATGCTCTTCTAAAATCCAATTTCCAAAATTCCTCCTCTGAAAATCCAAATTTAATTCTATATAAATAATACAACCAGCCCCAATCTATTCTGGAGCTGGTTCTTCCACTTTTTTTAGTTTTACCTTCGGTAAAGCATTTTCAAAAGCCTTTGATAAAGCATCGGCGTATTTTTCTAAATCAGGAAGTTTTAAATCTTTTCCCAATATTATAGGTGAAGCATATATTTTTCTAAATTCTGGATTAAAACTACAACCTTGCCAAAGTAAATATCTAATCGTTTTTAATTTTACTATATTATCTTTTGCAAATGCTTTTTCAAAACTTCCATAATAATCTTCTATATCAGAGAGAGAATTGAAATCGTATTTTATTTCCCACTTTTCATTTTTAATTTCAACAAATACTTTTTCAGGTTTTAATTCATTCATATTATGTTATAGAAGTTAATGTTTCATAAAGTTTAATATCCATTATTTTATCTGAATTATTAGGATCAGGAATTGCAGTTGCTGTAAAAGAAACTTGCCAATAATCATTATCTTTAAATTCTATATTCCAAGAATCTATTTTACATTTATAAATTATTATATGAGCATCAGTAGGACTTAATCCTAAACCAACTTCATCAACAATATCAGTTGTTCTCCCTTCAAATTTAAAATAAGGATGAGAAGTTGATTTAACAGATAAAGTTGCAGTTTGGCTTGGAGTTGAACCCGCATCGGCTACAGTCTCACCTAACAAAGCACCAAGAACATCAAGAGAAAGTACTGCGTGATTAAATTCTAATTTTGATTTTAATGTTTTTGAATAATAAGATTTTATAACACAATCACCTTTAGCTTCTGCATTTACAACATCTGCACTCACTTTAACTTCTGCTATCCCTTCAACATCTTTAGATGTTCCTCCTGAAGGAGTTACTTTTGCATCTGTAATATTTGTTAAATAAATTACATGCTTAAGAGCCATTATTTAACCTCCTTTTTGTTATCTTTTTTTCTAAAATTTTTTCCACTTTTTCAACATTTTCTATCTCTTCAATTTTATCTATCTCTTTTATCTCTTCAATTTTATCTGATTCTATATCTTTTTCTGTCTCTTCATTTTTTTCTGCCTCTTTTGTCTCTTCAACTAAACCCAAAAACATTTTAGGATTTTGAGCCATCAATTTCAAACCTAAATGTAAAGGAAGTTCTATTAATCCATTTTCAACTTCATATACCTTTCCGTTTATTGTTAAAGAATTAATTATTTCACCATCTTTATTATTAATTTTAAATTTTTTAATAGGTTCATTTTTAATTAAATCTTTATCTTTTATCATATTATTTCCTAAATACTTACAACTGCAACTGTAACATTAGTAACAGCATCATAAGTTATTTGGACATCTCCAGATGAATCATTAAACCTTACTGTCGGAAAAGGACCTATCCATTTTTCTGCTCCTGCTGCAACTGTAACTTCAACATCGTGTTGAAAACCTTGGTCACAATATGCTGGAGAATCAATAGTAACTTTTATAGGACTTGCACTTGCATTTTTAACTATCAAAAAGGTTTTACCATTGTTTATAAAATAATTTCCTGCCGCATTAGCATCTGCATAAGTTGGTGGGGTTAACCCACTTGTTGTTATTGTACTAACAGTTAATTCTGTTGCTGGCATTATAACCTCCTATGTTTTAGACTAAAATTTATTACAAACCTATGATAATTTACTTCATCTTTTCCAAGATAAGCAATATCACTTGAAGCTTGTATATAAGCCTTGTTTTTTTCTAATAAAATACATTTATTGTGTAAAAGTTTTTTGATATTATTTATTTTTGTTAATCCATTATAATATGAATAATTTCTTACCATAATTTGATAAGTAGTATTATCGTGTGCAAAATCTGTTCTTGGCGGAAATCCTCCAGTTGTATAAACTACAATACAATTTGTTGCTGTCTCTGGAAAAGAATCAATAAAAATATCAGTTCCTTTTGTGCCGTATCCAGCACTTTCTAAATATGTTGCTATTTCATCTATTATCATACCTTTGACTTATCCCCTATATAATTAATATATGCTTTCAAATTTCTTTTAAAAGGGTCTTCAAGATATTTCGCTTTACCACCTCTTGGATGGCTAAAATCTAATCTCTCGTGTTGAACAATAGCATAATTACTTGCTTCACCGCCAAAACCTATTTCGTAACCATTACTTATTTTTCTGACAAATCCACTTCTCCTTAATGTTCCAGTTTTTATAGGTGCTTCACTTTTAGCATCAGAAAGTAAATCATCAGCACAATCTTGTATTGCTCTCATAGATACATTCTTAATTTTTGATAAAGCATTATTTAAATTTAACATACAAATTTCTAATCCTTCAATTCTTAAATCTTCACTCATTTTTCACCTTCAATTCTGTGTGGTGAAATCCTACATAATCTTTTGGTTTATTTATTTCAACTACAATATAATTTTTATTGTCAATTTGAATTCTATCATCAATATTAACATTTACATCTCCGTCTAAATATATTGTTAAAGGAGAAATCTGAATCACACCTTGATCATAATATTTTGTTGCTTTTACCAATACTCTACAATTATATGTTTTACCTGCGCCATAAATTATTTCACCATAAACATTTGAAGTTGATTTTGGATAAATTGTGCAAGTGTTGATTAACATTCCTTTCATACTACAATCCTACCTGTTTTTCTTGAGAAAAATCTTAAAAAAGGTTTCGCTTGCGGACATACTAAAGCATCCATATTTTCAATTCCACCTCTGGTAGGTAAGGTTTTTGAATAAGAATAATCACCAATATTTTCAGATATAAATCTATCTCCACCTTCAAGTATAAAATCTTTTCCTTTTTTAATTATCCATTCAGTTTGAATACAAGTTGCGATTTTGATATTAACTGGAATATATGTATAATAAATACCATCTTTTGAAATAAAATCTACATCTCTTGGGAATTTTGACCTCTGTTCTATTAAATAAATACTTGTATTGTCAATAGCACTTGTAAAAGGAACATCTACTGATAAAGTATGAGTTGCTCCATTCCAATCTGTAATATATCTCTCCTCGCCAGCATTTTTACCTTCAAGGATTCTCACCCAACAGCGATTAAAAAATTTATCAACAAAATTTGATAGAGTTGAATCTTTTAAAGTTGTAGTTGTTCCTGATTCTGCTTTTCCATAAACTTTGCTTGGGAAAAACTTATTCTGCCAACCTACATATTCATCTATTATTTTTTCAGATATAGAAATATATTTTGCTATGTCATCATCAGTTAAACTTCCATAATAATAATTTGCTTTATACTCATTAATTGTTACATATCTATAATCTGAATTAGCCATTTATTTTTTCTCTTTAGATTCTTTTGGTTTCTCTTCTTTAGGTTTTTCAAATAAAAATCTGTAATTTGCAGGTAAATGTTTAACTGGGTCTTCACCATTTAATTTCACAAGTTCAAAACCTTTTAAAAGATAAGAATAAATAGATATAGTTTCTGGAACTTCAATTATATTGTTGTCTTTTGTTTTCATTGTTTTTCTTAAACCATTTGTTAGAACTGTTAATGCATAAGCAAGTTCCTTATCCATATTTTCCTCCTTTTAATAAAGGGGACATAAAAGTCCCCTTTTATGGATATCCTAAATAATATTCAATCACTAAAACGGCGTTCGTAAGAGCCTTACCATTACCTGAATCTGCTTTTTTAAATTCTAATACATCACCAGCACTTATCTTATCATTTGAATTTGTTAATTCATAAGGAACATTTGCTGTTATAGCTACATCTTTACTCGATTTTGACGCTACTGTATTAGTAGAATTCATTACTGAAATTGTAGTATAATCAGTGTCACTTTTAGTAACTCCTACGTCATCTAAAATATAAATTCTTTTTATTTTCCAAGTTTCATCTGTTGAAACTATTGGTAATTGCACACTTGTTGCTGCAGCTATAGTTCCAATATTATAAATTAATATATAAACTGGGTTAAAAGATGAACTTGCCATTATACACCATCCGCTATTATTCTGACTCCATATTCATCAACGATTTCACAAAATCCGTATAAGGCTGTTGCCATAAATTCTGTTGCTCTTAATGATATATCTCTTTCTTTTTCAATTTTCATTAACCATTTATAAGCGAAGCCGAATGCTTCTTTTGAAAAAGCTGCACATATATGGTCGTCAGTACCGCTTGCATTAGATATCTGTCTTGATATATAGATTGGGACTCCTTCAAAATCAGAAACAAAATACATATCCATTAATTTATCTTTATATATTTCACCGACATTTGAAGGTGCACCAGAAGTTGCGTGAATAGCAGTTTTT